GTTAAAATCTCGTTCTGCTTACATATGAAAATTTTCCTTATGCCTTTTGCGTCCACTTGCCTGTTTAGCTGGTTCGTGCAAATATCCTTGTTAGGGATTTTTATTCTAAGTTTCCGCCCAGTTGAGGCCGTTGAAGAACGAGGTGCTACACTCCCCCTTCACTACTTTCAGGACCCTGTCTGGAAGGCAAGTGAGGCCTGGGAGTTAGAAGAACAAGATAACCGTTTTGTGGGCTACGATAAGCCTGCAGGCTGGTTTAGCCAGCACACACCTGTAATGATCGATTTTGAACCTATAATGGACTATGTCCCTGGGGAAGGAGGATTGATCGTCGCAGCCATTGTAATATTGGTCACTTATCTATATATTGCCCCCCAATGTAAACGTACTTTTAAGGGGAAGTATTTTAGGACTTGGCTGATGTCGAAATATCGTATTGAGGGACAACAGCTCATACGCGACTCTTTTATCTCCGCAGTACTCACTAGGTCTGCTGAGAAACCCCAACATTCGCACGCCTTCAGCTCGTCTGCAAGGAACGATGCCCGTGACTTCATGATTAAGTTTGTCCGGTTGTTGGGTAGGGACCCCTTCTTCCACCAGGCTTCGCGTTCTGTGCAGGTGGGAGGGTACCGTAATAATAGAGAGTACGTGTGGGCTGATGATCTGAAAACCCAACCCTGTGCCGCTTACTGTGGGCCAGAGGAAGTGCGTTGCATAGTTGACGTGGATTACTACTTGGACCTAGAAGAGGAATTAGGAAGTAACCCGCGCATCACACTGCTGTACACCCTCGAGCCCCAGGCTGCGTGTTGTGACGCTGGAGATTACGCCTTCACCTTCAACGATGACAATGAAATTGTTGTTAAGGTGTCAGGCGGGGGTAATTACACCCACAAGATCCACCACTTCGACAGTGACTGTTTCACTGCCGTAGGTGATTATGGTTCTACAATCTACCTAGTCGAACGCAAACCCGTAGTAACGCATAGGACAATCATTCTGTTGGTGCCCATTGCTTTCTTTCCGAAGTATTGGTACCTACCTGACATCGCTGTTCGAACCATTTCTGGCTTGAAACATCAGCGCTTAGGGCGGTTCGCGCCTGTTAGGAAAGGATGGATCAGATTTGATGTCATGACACCAAAAGGCCTCAAGCGCACTACCGCGCGAGTAGGTACTTTTTGTTGCGCCACCATTGCAGCGTCGGAAGACGATGCTGTGGCAGCGTGCGCGAGGAACAATTCAGTTCCTATCAGTCAATCAACTGTTAGGTCGATTGCCGGAGTGGACAAAGTGGGGGCTTATACCCTCATGGATTTCTTTAGAGATTCTACTCCTCACCGCAATCCTACTGTCTTCGCCCTCGAGGTGTCTACAATCCCTTACCAGCCAATGGGTCCGGGAATGGACCCTGCGGCCAAACCGCTGACGAAAGCCTTTATGACCCCCCTCTTACGCGGAGCATATGTGCCTCTCAATTCCGAGTCGCAAGCACTGTACGCCCTGAGAGAGAGAATCACTAAGGTTGCCGACTCGACTAAGACCACTCCATTCACGGGGAGGTTGATGGCCGAGTTCGTGGAGCACCTCATTCCTGAACCTTACCTTGCCCATCCAGTGTCTGAAGACTACGTACGTGAAAAGCAGGCTAGGCCCTCCCAACGTCGAATTACCGACAGGGGGTCCATGCTTGGCCCTAATGTGCGTGAAGTCATAGACGGCTTTTTCAAGAGAGAAACTGCCACAAAGCCTGGCCCCACACGGATTATTTCCCAAGTCGGTGCTAAGCTGAAACTGGATTTTAGCAAGTTCGCTTACCCTCTAACGAGTCATATGAAGACCATCACTTCCTACGCTTTTGGATCTGCCCCGCGAGTTATCGCGGAGAAAGTTGCCAAAATATGCGAGCTTAGCGATGATGTCATCACCACTGATTTCTCTAAGATGGACGGCCACACATCACCTGCATGTCGTGACCTAGAGCGTATGGTTCTATTGAGGTTGTTCGCGCGTGAACACCACGAGGAGTTGGTGCGTGTTCATAGTCTTACGGTTTCACAGAAGGCTTTCCTCCCTTTTGATATCACTTACAACACGGGCACTGCAAGGTGCTCAGGTGAACCACCAACATCCGCATTCTCGACAATCATCAACTTGTTTATTATGTACGTAGCCATCCGACGATCCGGTTTGCAACGGCAGGAAGCGTGGGGTTACCTATTGTCTCGTGGTATTGCAGGGGGGGATGACGGTTTGATTGGAGGTGTGAAAGCCGAAATGATGACCAAAGCAGCCGCTTCTCTGGGTCAAGTCTTGACATCGGAGGAGTTTAAGCGTGGTGAACCTGGTGTGAACTTTCTATCCAGGTTCTTCGGTCCTGGGGTCTGGTGGGGAGATGTTAATAGTATGTGTGACTTGAAACGCCAATTGGCTAAGTTTCATACTACACACAATCTTCCCGCAAGTGTCACCCCAGCCATCAAGCTTAAGGAGAAGTGTCTGTCTTATATTCAGACTGACGCCAACACTCCAATTATCGGCAAATTCTGTGCAGACGTTATTCGAGCGATGGAACACGAACGGATAGATACTAGTGGTACAGACCACAGGAAGTTTGGAATTAGGTCCTACTGGTCACTCAAGGAGGACAATTTCCCCAATGAATTTGGAGATTGGATGAATGACCTAGCTAGACACCAACTACCTGATTTGGATTTTAAGGCAATTAGCAAGGCCAAATTGCGCTCTGTGAACGATTACCTCACTAGAACGCCAATTGTAGCTACCTTGACACCCCTTAAACCCAAGACTAGTATGTCCATTGACGGAGCAGTCGTGGACCCACCACCTCAGGACGAGGTCCCTAAATCAACAACTCGTCCTTCCGGACCTGGTAAACCTTTTGTTTCTAGATCTCGGACACCTACCGAACCACAGCGTAGTTCAGACCCTCAGCAGACCTTAAGAAGTGAAGGAAAACACACCAAACTACTTAGTGAGGGCAAATATGAAAAACGACGCTCCGACCGCTCAGTCCAGCCATTTGCCGGACGAGGAGGTCGAGGAGGTAGGGGAGGAAGCGCAATGAACCAGCGCGGTGGAACATCCGCTCGTGGGCGTGGAGGTCGCCAGTGAGACCCCTCCGGGCTTTGAACGGTGAGCCATAAATCACTGTTCCTGTTGTGTTCGGGCCCTGGGAAGCCCGGACGTTTATTGAAACAGAAAATCAACCAACTATGCCCAAACGATCTAAAAGCAAATCGAAATTCATCGGACCTCTGCTACCGAAAGCAGGACAACGTAACTTCATTGGTCCTGTTCTTCCGAAAATGGACCCCAAGAAATCTGCGCCTGCGAATACTTCCAGGCGCATGGAAACTAGGAAACCCAGTATTAGGAAAACCAGTGAAGGACATCGAATTACACACCGTGAATTCATCCAAGATGTCAATGGAGAAGACCTGTTTAGTACAGGACTTGTCAAGGTTGGCATGAACCCTGGAATCATGACACCGTGGCTGAAAAACCAGGCGAAAGGTTGGGAGCAATACCGATACAACACTCTCAAGTTTTACCTTATTTCACGCCGCGGGACATCCTCTTCCGGTTCTGTCTTAGCCGCCATTGACTACAACCCTTATGACGCTAACCCAAGCACTGAAGCGCAAATGGCCTCCTACTCCGGTTGCCACGAGAACTCTCTTTATGAGGACCTCGTTGTAAACGTTGACATGAAGGCCTACCATGCAGGCGCATCACGCAAGTTTGTGCGTGACGGTGTTGCCCCACCAGGGGACCTTAAGACCTATGACGGGGGGAATCTTTTTATTTCCACCGTTGGGTCTACTGACCCGGGTACTGTGTCACATAAGTTGTGGGTTGAATACGATGTTACGTTTTTCGTGCCTGAAACGGACGCCACTCCTCTCGCTGTCGGATTTGCCGACTTGCGAAATACTGCTGCCATAGCCATTCCTCAGAATGCTTTCTCTAACGTTGACACTGCTGAGAAAGTTTTTGATGGATTAGGGCTTGAAAGCGACGGTAAAAGCGGGTGGATTGTCCCTAAAGGCATTTACCAGTTCATCCTCAACAATTCCGCCAGTTTTACTGACGGAGGTACTGGACTCCATAACGTGTATACAGCTCTGAGACTTTTGAAGAACGGAGCCACAGTCGCGCAGAGCAATGCGGGCGGTGACTTACGTGATTCAAGTGTCACAACTGCTTCTCAATTGGAGAACACGACCTTGGGGTGCTTTTCGGCTGAAACTGGTGATGTCATCACTACACAAATCCTTGCCAACGGAACGGGGGCTTCAGTCTTTACAGGGATTGAAATTCCTGCATTTGCTACCAGATTGTTCCTCCAGAAGCTTTCCGGCTAGTTTACGAAAACTGATTGTTCACAACGGCATCACATGCCACAACAGAAACTGCAACTGCTAAAGACCTAGCAAGACCATCC